ACTGTCTTTCCTTCTTCCCTTTCAAAAGAAAATCCTTTTTCCTTAGCTTCGGTAAAAATTGTCGATTTTGAAACAAGAACGTTATCGGGAATGTGCTTTGTAAAATCGTTTTTAATTTCATTTAAGGTAGATTGCTTTTCAATGTTAGTTTTAAAAGCTTCAAATTCCGTTTCTTTTGCTATAAGATTACCTTTTAGTTTGTCAAAATCAGCTTTTAAATTTGTGAAACGTTGTTCAGGGTCTTTTACAACCTCGCTTTTTATAGTTTCAAATTTAGACTTTAAAGCATCAATTAAAACAGTTTCGTTTTTACCTTCAAATTCTAATCCAAGTGCCTTTTTAATTTCTTTAATAGCCACTTCTTTCGCCATAGTCGCAGAATTGGTTTTTATATTTGCAATTCTCTCCTCGTAAATTGATTTTGGCTCGATTAATAATAATGAAAAGTCTATTGAGTGTTTTTCTTCTGATGATAACATTTCATTAAACTTTCCCTCTTCAAGTCCTAAAACTTTTTCTATCTCTGCAATATTTTCTAAAGCCATATTTTATTTTTTAAGTTCTTCGATAATTTCAGTTAGTTTTTCTTCTTTCCATAAATGATGAGCTTTTTTACCGCTTAATACCAAATATTCGGCTCTCAATGTTTCAATTTCAGATTCAACATCTTCTGATTTCACTTCCTCAAACTCTGTAAATTCCTTAACCTCTCTGTAAGGTTTCTTTTCCCAATACAATTTGCTAGATTTTTCGTCATACTCATACAAAGAACCGTTGATAACAGAATTTTTGTTTATCAAATCAGCGTAGTCGTGATTTACAATGTGCAAATCTCTTTCTAATTTTTTAAACTCGTGAGAAAACGTATTTCCCAGCCCTTTTCCTAACTTAAATAAACGGTAAGCACCGCATTGACCTTGTTTTTGCATATTTATTGATTTAAATTGTTGTTTTATTTTCTTTAATTATTGGTACTATGATTTTTTTACCTTCAAACCATACGCTAAAATCACTTTTAATTTTATCGACATCTGAATAATCTGTAACTCCTATCCAAAATTCTTGAAACAATACTTTTCTTTGAGCTTCTATATTGCCAAAAATCAAAGCTGTATTATCTAATGTTGTATGAAGGTAGGGTTCGCATTTTGCTTTTATTAGACATATTTGTAAATCAATTGGGTTGTTTCTGAATTTTGAAAACAAATATTCTTCAAAAAGTTTGTCTAATATGATATTGTTGCATTGTGCTTTAACGGCTAACTCATAACGCTCTAAAAGAACATCGTAACTTTCTATTACATATCTTCTACCCAAGTTAATAGTAATTGCACTTTGTTTTGGGTCTTTTTGAGTATCATATAAATTCAATATCCACTCGGACAATTTCCATTCTATATATTCAACAAAATCAGCGTATTTATTTAATTGATTCTCGAAAGGTTGTTTATCAAAAATAATTTCAGTAGCCGTTTTCTCTACGTTATTATTAGTTCTGATTCCGAATGAAGTGCCCCAATGGGATTTATACATCTTTTCTTCTAACTTGTCAATAGTTTCTTCAAGTTTATTCCAAGTATCTAAATCAGGTGATAAATACCCTCCAATATTATCTCCTGTAAGTAATTTTTCTTCCCCTTCTGGCAATGGAACTTCAATCACATCGGTAACATCGTTTTTACCAATATACTTTCCGTGTCCGTTGCAAGTTCCACATTTTTCATCTCCTGATTGACCTGAACCTCCACAATCCCCACACATTTGAACTACTTTCCAAAATAACGGCAATCCTTTAAAAATCTTGTAAAGAGTTAATATAGATTGGTCTCTTGCTAATTCTTTTGATATTCCCACTATGTTATTAATTGCGGGTAATTTTTCTTTACCTCCAACATAAGAAATATTAGAACAAACCAAAGCAGGACAATCCCCAAAAGGATGTTCAAAAGATAAATAAGGTTGAATTATCCATTCATTACCGTCTTTAATAAATGTTCTATCCCATAAATCATCTACTATTCTAAAATGATATTTTTCGTTTTTAACAAAAGGCTCAAAAATAACAAATTCTACTTGTTGACCTCTTGATTCATAATAACGTATTGAATTTATGCTTTTGTATGTAGGATAAACATCAAATTTATCTTTAGTAGTATATTCTAAGAAAATCAAGCCGTTTGGGTCAGTATTAAAAATCTGTATTCCTTTGTTTTGTACCCATTCCGATAATGTTTTACCATCTCGAATAGTTGCTATTTTAGTAAGAAACTTTGTTTTTAATTCTTTGTTTTCTATTTCGTATTCCTTTATTCCGCCAGTAGCGTAGTAAATATTTTCTATTGGTTGAAAAATTCTAGCGTAAGTATCTTGAATACTTCTACTAAATTTCATTCTAGCTTTTGCTTTTTTGTCGCTTTCTATAAATTCAATTTTTTCTAGCAACTCATCAATGAACCCTTCCCCATTTACCAACGCTTTTAATTCCTTAGAATCATTACGCATTTTAAGTACGTCTTGAGTAATTTGTTCGTGTTTTTTTAAAGCATCAATAGCTTCTTGGTCAGTTTGGAATATCATTTTATATGATTTTTATGTACAAATATAAAAAATAATTTATACTATACTAAATTTTATTTAGTTACCAAAATATACGACGTTGGGTTTTGCCTTTAACTTCAAAATAAAACCTAAGCATTAATGAATCTGCAAAGTCAGGACTTCTTCCTAATCTTTCTTTTATTTTCTCCTTTTTCTCTAAAGATAATTTACCATCATCATCAAAAGGATTCATATTAATTTGCTCCAATTCCTTAATTATTTCCTTATCCCATTCTTTGTCTTGAATAAAAATTTTATTTTCTTTTACAAATTCAGCAAATAAAAAGTAACATTGTGCTTTGATATTTTTATAATTTTCTAGCTTACCCGACACTTTTATTGCCCTACCACCATTATTAAAACCTACAGCACCCCTTAAATTACCCGTACTTGCAGATAATCTTGTGTATTTTTGCATACCATCAGCATCGTAGATTACATTTTTTAAAGGTATTCCGTATTTAATTCGTAATTCATTTATCTTAGAAGGCACTAAAGTATCTGATATTTTAGGAATTGCTATAATTTTAACAACTACTAAACCGTGCCAAATACTAATAACAAACTTATCCGAACCCTCATAAGCAATATCGCAAGTCATATATTTATCTTGAGTTGGCTTAATCCATTCCGAAGTAAACATTCCTAAAATATCAGCATAATCAAACATAGCATAAGGATTGTCGTCAAAATTCCAATCTCCATATAATAATCTTTTTCTACTAGCCTCATTCATTGACATAAGATTGTCAATATAACTTTGTGGTAAATGTGGATTATCTTTAGGTAATGCCTGAATGAATTTTCTAAATGGTTTTAGTGTTTTGTTTATGCTAGGATTGTAAAACTCTGAATAAGTCCAGTTTTTTGCAGGGTTACAAGTTCCTAATTGTTTACCGAGCAATCCATTTGTTATTATTCCATCGCTTTGCATCCACTCGCAAGGAACTTTGCTACCCTCTATTAATTCCCATTTAGTAACTTTTAAATCCTTAGTAAACTCTCCGTTTGGAGCAAAATCTCTTAATTTATATCTAAGCCTTGACTTAACAACCTCCCAAGCCTTAAAACTACATTGATTACACTCATCAATAAATGAAAAAGTAATTTCCAATGAACCAAGACTATCAAATTCTGGGTCAGCAGGAAACAAAAACAAATCCTTTAATAAAATTTCGCTTCCGTTATTCCAAGTGATAATGTTTTTTTGTGAATTGTATTTGTATTGATTAGTTAACCCTAATTTACTACTTAATTGAAAAAAAGTATTTAAAGTAGTTTCATTTAAGGCTTTTAATTTTGAACGCCCCATTAAACATCTTATACCTGCGTATTTTTGACAAACAGATATTATCCATAAAACACCTAATGCCGACTTTCCTCCTCCAGCCCCTCCGCCAAAAAGAACCTCTGTTGTAATATCATCATTCAAGTAATAAACAGCGTGTTCTTGCTTAGTCAATAACTGCATAAATAAATATTTTAAACAAATGTAATAAAAAATCCCAAACTTTTCTTTTTATCGAAAGTCGAGATTTAAACTAACCAAAAATTAAAAACAATTAAATCAATTCCTCAAGTCATAAATTATTTAAATTAAAT